AGAACATATTGAAGATCTCAAACATGAGATCGTTTCTGTTTTATTAGAAGAGAAGATTATGAAGTTTGATGCTACTAATGGAGCAAAGGCTTACTCATACTTCGGTACAATTGTAAAGAGGTGGTTGATAAATTATAACAATAAGAATTATAAAAAATTAAAACAGATAGGATCCTTCTCAGATGTAGAAGAGTGTTATGAACCAGATTTAGAAATTGACGGGCAATTTAAAATGTCCTTATCAGCATTTTTAGATATGTGGATAACAGAAATGTATGAAAGGGTAGATGAGTTCTTTCCAAAAGAACAAGAAGCTAAGATAGCAGACGCAGTATTAACTATCTTTAAGACTAGACATGATTTAGAAATCTTTAAGAAAAAAGCGCTCTATATTTATATTAGAGAGATGACTGACTGCGAAACACCTCACCTAACTAGAGTAGTATCCAAACTAAAATCAGAATTCTATAACAAGTATTTCGAGTATAGTGAAAACGGGTTAGTAGTCAATATTCTCGACTAACCTATTTATTATTAAAAAAGTATGAGTTTAGATAAGAAAATTTTTGGAGAAACCTCTCTTGCTGATTTATTTCAAGAGATACATACTAATTCTAAATCTACCCGTTCGCAAGTTACTGCTTTGATTGCAGAATTAAAACCCTTGATTGAAAGCATAGGAGATGCTACATTAGTAGTACCTATGATAAAAGAATATATGGAGATTGGTGTTAAGAATGATGAAGCTTTAATTAAACTAGCTACTATCATTCAGCGAATCGAAACAGGACAATCAAAAGGAGAAGAATTCGACTTATCAGAATTAGCTGAATTATTACAAGAGGCTGAAACGATTAACAAAGAAGTAAAAGAAACGGATAATGGCGAGCAGTAGATCAGGCACAGGAGCAGGAGCTAGTAGTGGTGGTAAAGGATCCGCAAGTAATTCGGGTACTTTTTACGGCCGTGTAGTAGACATTATATTAGATAGTAGACACCCAAAGTATAAACAAATGGGAAGCGCTCTTGCTATTAATGGATGCTTCTATGTGACAGTAAGCAGTACTGGAGATATTGATCCTGATGAATCAGCAGATCCACCTTTTGCTTTCCAAGGAAACGCTAGATATAAAGATATTCCTTTATTAGGAGAGATTATAGCTATCGAATCAAGCCCATCTGCAACAAGTGAGTCAGGTAAAGGTAATAGAAAAGCTTGGGTTCGAATAATTAACATATGGAATGCTCCTGAGCATAATGCTTCACCTAATACATTAAATCCTAACTTTCAAAAATTACTACTAGGTAAAGGATTCAAAGAGAGTGGAAGAATAAATCCCTTAATATGTTACCCCGGTGACACAGTAATCCAAGGACGTCAAGGACAGTCTATTAGATTTACAGGATCTCAACACGTAAACAACCCACTCGTTACAGCAAAGACCTTAGGACAACCTTTAATATTAATTGCTAACGGACAAATTACTGCAGCAAATGGTTTTGATGGTATAATAGAAGACGTAAATAAAAACTTCGGTTCTTTATATTTTTCTGCTTTCCATCAAATTCCTCTAATACAAGCCAATACCAGAAGACTTTCTTACAATAAAATACCAGATACATCCAATGCTTATAACAAACCTCAAGTAATTTTAAACAGCGGACGTTTATTTTTAAATGCAAAAGAAGAATCTATACTACTTTCAGCAGCAATATCAGTAGGAATAAATAGTAAATCTGTTAATATAGATGCAGATGAGTATGTTTGTATTGATTCTAAGAAAATATTCTTAGGAGAAAAAGCAAGAACAGCTATAGACTATAGTGCACAACCTGTATTATTAGGTAAAAACACTGTAGATCTTTTAGAGGATTTCATAAAAGCAGTAGAAAACTTTGCTAACTTTTTAGTAACTCCATCAGGGTTACAAGCAGCTCCTGCAGTAGCAGTAGCACAGTTGAAAAAAGAAGGTGGTATTTTATTTGCTAGAATAAAACCATTAAGAGCTCGGTTAAAAGAATTAAAATCTAAAAAAGTATTTACAGAATAGTATGTCATTTATAACTATACCAGAATCTAAAGTAACTGCTTTTATAGGAAGTAAGATAGGAGGATTGCAAGCTCAATTACAAGATAAAGTGCAACAGAAAATCCAATCTACAATAACGACATTTGTTCAAGCAAATGCATGCCCACAGCAGCAAACCTTAGATAAGTTAGTTAAATCCAAACAGACCTTATCTGACCTTACAGAACGTTCTAGAAAAATTATAGACACTTATAAAGCTTTACCTAATAAACTAAAGCCACCTATAAACACTTTAGATAAGATAATAAAAGTCTTATTAGTACTCCCAATCCCTCAAGCAGTACCTCCCGGTATAGGTTTACCAGTATCTATATCGAATAAGTATTCAGATATAATAAACAAACTGAGAGAGTTAGTTAAACAAACAAAACAGACAATAGAAGGTATTGAAGCTTTAGTTGATACTACCTTTTTTGATAACTTATTAAATGATATTAATTCAAAACTATCTCTACTAGATGGTCCAATTGCATTCTGTAGTATAGAAAATGAACTTAAAGATAGCCTAACACCAGAAGAACTAGCTAAATTAGGCTTAGTTGATGCAAACGGTAATTATCTTATCTCTAGATTAGTACCAAGATTAATACAAGAGACTTTAGTAGATTCAAAACCATACGCCGATGCAGTAAATGACGGTAAAAATTACGGAAGTAATTGTTTTAGAGGACCTTATAAAGCTGGAACAATATACATTCATACAGATGAGAGGAGAGATATTGTAGAAGGGTCAGATAGTAACAAATATATTGTTAATAACCGCGCTAAAAACGGTCTTGATACCTGGTTAGATCCTTTAACAGGATTTGATTGGGACTTATATGAATTAAATACTCAAAAACTATTAGAAGATCTTTTAAATAAACTTTCAAATACAAGTTTAGTTAATAGAGGAGTGTTGGATAATATTAAGAGTAACTTAGGTAACTATAAGATACAGGTACAACCTGCACAGACTGGTTTATATAGAGCAAGAAATGGTGTAGAATTCTTAATTGAAGTTATAGACGATACAACTTCTCCTTCTATTGCTAAAAGACGCTTTGCAGTAGCTAGAAACTCTCAAGGAATAATCGTAATGAAAGGGCAACCTTCTTTTGCTAGTGATATAAACGTACTAGTACGGGAGATTAGATTCAGATTAGACCAATTACAATAATAAACTTTAATATACTAACTATTTATTAATATGAAACTAGAAGAACTTAGGAAAGTTATACGAGAAGAAGTAGAAAAAGCATTTAAAGAACAGCTCAAAGAGGTATTAATCGAAGCTGTTAAGATTGCTAGTAACCCTACTGCTTTACAGACTGAACAAAAAGCAGAAGTTAAGCAGGTTACTAATTTTAAAGCACCTGCCCCGCAGCCTAAAAAGTATGTTCCAAGCGGTAACCCGATTGAAGATATGTTACAGATGACAAGAGCAAGTATGACATCAGCAGATGCAGCGGCTATTATGGGCGAAGGAGTTCATATGCCAAGCATGGCTAATACAGTAGCTCATCAGATGAACTTAGGAGGCGGTAACCAGCCAGGAATAGATTTAAGCCAGTTACCCTTTATAGGTAAAGCAAAACAGATATTAGAAGCTGCTAATCAGAAAGATAAACAACGTAAAGGAATAGAATAATGGCATTTGATGTAAAGAAAATAAATCCATTAGACAGACAGCCAAGAAAAGCTGTAGGTGTAAATCTACCTTTTTCTGGACAAGCTGTTTTCAATTCTAACTATCTTACTAAAGATGCAGTTAGAAATAACCTAATCAATTATTTTCTTACAGGTAGGGGTGAAAGATATATGAACCCGTCATTCGGTAGCGGACTACCTTCAGAACTATTCGAACAAATAACAGAAGATAAATTAAATGTTTTAGGAATGAAAATAAGAGACGAACTTAGACTCTACTTTCCTAAAGTAGTATCACAAGACTTATCTTTAGTAGCAGACCCGGATAAAAACTCAATTGAATTCTATTTAAAGTATAGTATCTTAGATAGTAATATTGAAGATGAAGTAATTATTAATATTCAGCAATAATGGCCCAAGAAAGAGACATAAAATATATAAACAGGGATTTTGGTAATTTTAGAGAACAACTCGTAGAATTTGCTAAAAATTATTTTCCTGATACCTATAATGATTTTTCACCAACATCACCAGGTATGATGTTTATAGAAATGGCATCATATGTAGGAGATGTACTTTCTTTTTATCAAGATACACAACTTCAAGAAACTTTCTTACAGCACGCTAAAGACCCAGCTAATTTATATAACTTAGCTTATATGATGGGCTACCGTCCAAAAAGCACTAGCGTATCAGAAGTACAAATTGAAGTTACACAAAAAGTAAACGCAGTAGCTCCTAACTACTTACCTAACTGGAATCAAGCATTAGTGGTACAGCCTAATACACGTTTACGTGCTACTACTTATGGTGATCCTAAATTTATAATTAATGATAAAGTAGATTTTTCATACTCAAGTTCATTAAATCCAACAGAAGTTAGAATTGATAGTATAGCAAATGGATACCCTGCTGAGTATAGGCTTGTAAAAAGAGTAGGAGCAATATCTGGGGAATTAAAAGAATCTGTTCAAATAATAGGAAGTGCAGAGAAGTTTTTAACATTATCTATTGAAGATACAAATATTGTAGGAGTCTTAGATATTACAGACAATGATGGTAATACATGGTACGAAGTACCTTTCTTAGGACAAGATACAATATACGAAGAGCAAAGTAATACTGCTACAGACAAGAATTTAGTACCGAGTATACTACGTTTAAAGAAAGTTCCAAGACGATTTGTAACAAGATTAACCTCTCAAGGTAATCTAAATATACAATTTGGAGCAGGAGTTAATGTTAGTAATTCAAATGATGAAGTATTTTTACCAGACCCTACAAATGTAGGAATAGGTACTAATCAAGGGTTAAGTAGATTAGATTTTGCTTATGACCCATCTAACTTTTTATTCTCTAAATCATACGGAATCGCTCCATCTAATGTAACCTTAACTATTAGGTACATAGTAGGAGGTGGTATTTCATCAAACGTACCTGCAAATACTATTAATATTGTAGAACAAGTAACAGTAACTGCCCCAGATCAAAGCAAAGCAAATACATTAACTTTTAATAATGCACAACCAGCAGTTGGAGGACGAGACGGAGATTCAGTAGATGAGTTGAGACAGAATAGTTTGAGAGCTTATTCTGAACAAAATAGAGCAGTAACATTGCAAGATTATGCAATTAGAAGTCTATCACTACCTGCGCTATATGGATCTATTTCAAAAGTTTATGTAACACAAGACCAATCTACTAATGCTAACGTACTAGGTGGAGCTTATGATTCAAATCCATTAGCATTATCTTTATACGTATTAGCTTATAATTCAGAAAAACAAGTAATACAGGCTACAGATAGTTTAAAACAAAATTTAAAAACATACCTATCTCAATATATGTTACTTACTGATGCAGTAAACATAAAAGATGCTTTTATTGTGAACGTAGGAATGAAGTTTGAAATTATAACATTACCTAATTTCGTATCAAGAGATGTACTATTAGCATGTAATACAGCTTTAATAGAACACTTTGATATATCTAAATGGTCTATAAATCAACCTATTAACATATCAAGCATATATACATTATTAGATAGAGTGAAAGGAGTACAAAGTGTTGAGAAGATTTACTTTGAAAATAAAGTAGGTGATAACTACTCACAGTATGCATATGATATAAAAGGAGCAACAAGGGGTAACATGGTTTACCCATCTTACGATCCATGTATTTTTGAAATTAAATTTCCTGAGATAGACATTCAAGGACGAGTAACAACATTATAAAATGGCAATATATAGAATCTTTCCTGAAAAGGATACATTTATTTTTACTGAAGCAGTAAACGGTAATGCAGGTTTAGATGAGATAATCGAAATCGGTGGCTACCCTATCTCAGAAGTAGGCCAAACAGCAAGAGCACTGTTAAAATTTAATAGTACAGATATTACAAATGTTGTAACAAACATTATCGGTAGTAATAACTACAGTGCAAGTATACACTTAAGTTTAGCTTCTGCTTATGAAATACCTACAGAGTACTCATTAAAAGCTTACCCACTCTACAATTCATGGACTCAAGGAATAGGAAAGTATGGAGATTCACCAACCGACCAATCTGGTGTAGGTTGGGTATATAGATCAGGCAATGGATCCGGAAACTGGACATTACCTTCTAACACCGCTACAATGCCAGCAGGAGTAGCAAGTTCATATAATGCTACATACGTCGGAGGAGGAAGCTGGTATACAGGATCTGCAGGAATAAACTACGAAAGTACTCAATTACAAGAACTAAATTCAAATAATGATATTCATATAAACGTAACTAATGGGGTAAAGGCTCATAACGCCTCTACAATCGTTAATAACGGGTTTATACTAAAACTGACAGATGATCTTGAATTTAATACTACATCCTCTATACGCTTAAAATACTTCAGTGGAAACACTAATACAATATACCCTCCGTACTTAGAATTCGGATGGAATGATACTGTTTATAGTAGTACATTGACGGAATTAAGTACAAGTGACGCAACTATTAATATTAAAAATAACAAAGGGGAATATGTTGACACAGGAAAGCAGAGATTTAGAGTACACGCAAGACCTAAATACCCTACAAGGACTTTTACAACAGGATCTGTATACTTGACTAACTACAAACTACCTGCTGCTTCGTATTGGGGATTAAGAGATGAACATACAGAAGAGATGGTAGTAGATTTTAATACAGTTTTTACAAAAATAAGTGCAGATAATAACGGAAGTTATTTTGATGTTTACATGGAAGGGTTGCAACCAGAGAGATATTATCGTATATTAGTAAAATCAACTCTTGATGGGAGTACAACAGTGGTAGATAATGGTAATGTTTTTAAAATAGTACGCAATGGCTAACAACCCTATGCCGATTCGAAAGACGGTATACAATAAGGAACATATTAATAAAGTTGTAAAAAGAGAATTTACAACCTTTACACAACCTGTACCCGAAAATACTCAGTTGACTTTAGAAGATTTCTTTGCGTTATATGAAGAACTTTTTTATGAAATACCGATTAACGGGGAAGAAGGTACTCATGAATACTTAGTAAAACGAAGTTCAGAACTGTACAAATTAGACGACTCTACAGACGATATACAACCACTTCTAGATGAGATTACTAATTTGAGAGCACAGATTATAGATAACGAAACCGAGATTATTGCATTACAAGAACAAGTAGCAAATCAGAATGTCAAAAACTAATTATATAGTATCGAAGGGATTCCCTGACGAGTTAGAAATCTACACTAGGAATCTGAGTCAAAAAGACAAGGCCTTAGTAGATAGCTTCTACCTAAATAGTAGCTTTAAGCCTGATAAGCATACAATTGAAATGCATGTTTACGGCCTTAATGACGAAAGACTATTCTCAGTACCTACTTATTTCCCTGAATATTCAAACGTAACTTACACACAATACCAAGCAGGTAAAATATCTGAGATAAATATATCACCAGAGGTAGATGCTAAACAATTAGGTTTTAATTACGGTCAAGTTAACATACTTTATAACTTCATTAGTAACTTATACAGTGATTCAAATTTTATATTTGAAGGAAATTTCTTTATAGAAGAGATATCACCAGACCGTACAGAAGTTTTAGCTTTAAGCAATGAAGTAACATTCCCTGATCTCGTAAGATTTACAGCAGATTTAAAAAGAAAATTAGATTCATTATCATACTTCCAAGATTTTAGATTAAACTTTGGGGATAATAAATTACTACTAGGCATAAATATAGACCTTGTAGATTACAGAGGCGGTAAAGCTCTTGCTCTAAAGTTATATGAACCCCTTCCTGAAGAGTTTGAAATAAAAGACACCTTTAGAGTTGTAGAGATAATATCAGATTCGATTTCATTTGAAATTGATACAGAGACTATCCCAGATGAAAAAGTATTTCCTAACTTAAAAGGACCTAATTTTGATATAGAATTAGTAGAAGATAATAATAACCCTACAGGTTTTTTTAACTACAACGAATTATTTAGCTACCCAGTTACTAGTTCTTATTACGAACTGTATTCTTTATTCGAAGAGAGTAGCGCTCAAATTAGTATAGACCATAGTGACTATTCAGACTTTATAAACTTTTCTTCAGCAGAAGAGAGATTGAGAAACTTTAAATACAAAGTAGATTTAATAACCTCTTATGAGAATTCATTAAAAACTATAAGTAATACAGGCTATACTAGATTTGGTATAACAGGTAGTAGAGATTATTACGAATCTTTAATCGAGGGTATTGTAAATAACTTTGACCATTATGATAGATTCTTATATTTTGAGAGTGGTTCTAATAGTTGGCCTAAATCTAATAAGACAAGGCCGTTTAAAAACCAAGCAAGTACTACAGCACAAGCAATAAACTGGTACAGTGGTCAATTAGGAATTGCTTCTAACTTTGATATAAGTAATCTAAATGCATTAACAAATACATTACCGGTATTTTTAAGAGAAGATCAAGATAATAATCCTGCTCTCCTTTTTATTAATATGCTTGCTCAACATTTTGATAATGTATGGATATATCAAAAAGCTGTTAGTGATAAGTATAATGCTGATAATAGAATTAATTTCGGCATATCTAAAGACTTAGTTAGAACTACTTTAGAAAATTTTGGAGTTAAGTTATATAATAGTAACTTTAACCTAGAATCTATATTTGGAGCATTTATAGGCGAGTCTTATATATCAGGAAGTGAACAAATAGATCAGTATAAAGTAATTACTTCAGGTTCTACAAATGCGTATTTGCAACCAATGCCATTTGATAACTACCAGAAAGAAGTCTATAAAAGAATATACCATAATTTACCCTTACTAACTAAAGCAAAAGGAACTGAAAGAGGTTTAAGAGCTTTAATAAATTCATTTGGTATACCTTCTCAAATTTTAGAAATAGGTATTGCAGGCGGTCAAAAGATAGGGCCGGGTTTTTATGGACCAACACAACTACACCATAGTTCTTCTTTAAAATTAAGAACAGATAACGACGGAACAGTAATTGCTGGAGATGCATTATCAAGCTACACTTCTATTGTTAGAAGAGAATATGAATACTCTGATGACTTAAATTTTGTTGAAGTAGGATTAGCTCCTTCTAAGAATATAGACAATTACATAGTTTCTCAAAGTGCTGTATTAGGTTTTTCAAACTTTAATATAGACGATTATATTGGTGACCCTAGAGATTCTTATAAGTCTGAATACACTGCATTAGAAAAACACCGCAAAGTAATACTAGGAAATCTAGATAGATATGATCTAATGGATTATATTAGGTTGATACGTTTCTTTGATAATGCTTTATTTAGAATCATTAAAGATTTTATACCAGGTAGATCAACAGCTATTACCGGTATTATAATTAAACCTCATAAGTTAGAAAGAAATAAAGCAAAGCACGTGAGTGTTAGTACTATATTCCAAGACTATTCTGGGTCAATAGATACTGCTTTTACAGTAGGAACTCACGGAGGATCTTATACACAGTTAGTAGAGAGAAGTACAGCATACTCGGAAAGAATTGTAGTTCCTTCTGGATCTGCTATGACCTTTAGACATAATTACGAAGAACCTAAATTTAATGGAGAGTTAAGTGGAAGTAGAATTAAAATTACGGACGGTGAATTAAATAGAGGAAACAGAATTAAAAAAGGATCACAACCAGAGTTAGCATTTAGGATAACTTTTATTAATCAATCGAATCCTATCTCTAGAGATTGTGTTATCACATTTACAGTAACCCAAATTACTCCTGCTCCTACAGCAGCACCAACAGCTGCTCCAACACCTGCTCCTACAGCATCCCCAACCGCAGCCCCTACTCCTAGTCCTACCGCTGCTCCAGTTACTCCTAGCCCTACAGCCGCCCCTGTGACACCAGCACCAGTAACACCTGCTCCCGTGACACCAGCTCCCGTGACACCTAGTCCTACCGCTGCACCAGTTACTCCAGCACCAGTTACTCCAGCACCAGTTACTCCAGCACCAGTTACTCCAGCACCAGTTACTCCAGCACCAATAACACCTAGTCCTACCGCTGCACCAGTTACTCCAGCACCAACTACACCTAGCCCGACTAGCTCTCCTCAGTATGACTATTTCTTTGCAGATGTATTCGCCTGTAACGGGGTAAATAGTTGTAATGAATCTATAGATACAATCTATGTTATGGTTAACGTAAATAACCCACCACCAATACCAAATAAATTCTACGTAACATCAACTGGTCCAGATGGATATGCATATAGAGTAAATTCTGCAACATTTAGTTCAGGAGTCGCTCTAGAACTAGGAACACAATTCGGCTCTTTCAATACATGTGCACTTGCTTGTATGACATAGCACTAAAAGCATTAAATACTACTATACTTAACTAATTATAATAAAAAGTGACAGAATTAGACTTTATCAATATTGACCCAAGCGCTACATTTTCAGACAACATAAACGTTTTCTATAGTAGCAGTGTGGTAACAGGTACATCTTATGCTGATTTAACTTTAGGAAGAGTAGCCTTTACAGGTATGTCAATACCTTTTAAGTATATTGCTCAAAATATTGATTTACAGCAAACTATATTACAGGCTGAAAATATTACCTTTAAATATTCTAATGCAGGAGATACAAATGGTAAAAAGAATATAACAGCTAATATTATAGAAAGAGTACGTAGATCTAATTACTTCTTTATAAGACTGCAACCAGTCTTTCTAGAAAAGAGTCAATTTACAAATAATATACCATTAGGAGACGGTATTAATCAAACTCAATTTAACAGTACTGTCGATCCACAATTCCACTTCATTCAATACGTACAGATACCTTCTGAAATTATATTTAACCCCTATATATCTACAGTATATAATAATAGCCCGGATAACCCTATATTAAGTAATGCTACCGTATTACGAAAAGCTAACTACATACAACAGGTAGATAGAAATGAAGATCCAATAGAACCTACTAACTTAACACAGATACTACTTAACCAAGCAACACCGGCTGAAATTCAAGATAGTAACTATACAACAGCAGGAATTATTAATGCTAGGTATGTTGGTTCAAAACTAAACTCAGGAAGCGTACCAGGTAATGACCCGGCTTTAGGTCTAGTTTCAATTAGAGCTAGCTTACACCCTTCAGGATCTAACTTTACAAAAATAAAAGGAGTTAATCTATCAGATAGACTGGTACAGCAGGTTTACTTTACTCCACAAGTTACAAATAGTATAGCTGGAGGAAAGACTAGAGTATATGGGGGAAATAAGTCATTCCCAACAACACCTAACTTACTGTACTTAGAGGAGGGAAATAGATTTGTAAGGATTTCAAATAGAGATATTTACTCTATAGATGAAGATAAAATGCATTCAACTAATAACTTAGGAACTATTATTAGAACCCAAACCTAGAATATTATAACAGCTGATATTTATATTATATAATTTAAACAAAAATGGGATATTTAGACAATTCAATCGTAACAGTAGATGCGATACTAACTAAAAAGGGAAGAGAGCTCTTAGCAAGAGGAGACGGTTCTTTCAAAATTACACAATTTGCTCTTGCTGACGATGAGATTGATTACACTTTGTACAATCCTCAACATCCTTCCGGTTCTGTATATTATGGAGAAGCTATAGAAAATATGCCTTTATTAGAAGCTTTCCCTGATGAAAATCAGATTATGAAGTATAAGTTAACAACTCTACCAAGAGGTACTTCAAAACTTCCAGTACTAGATTTAGGATTCTCATCTATTCGTTTAAAACAAGGAGCTTCTCTTGCGATTACTCCACAGACATTAAACTACTTAGGTGCAACTACAACATACGAAGCAGGAGGGTATACAGCTACAATTGCAGATGTTAGAATACTTAATACATTTAACGGAGTAGGTATCAACTCAGAAGAAGCAATTAGATTAAATACAGGTACTACTATAGGAACTAATGTTTCTAAGACAGTTATCGGTACTTCAATTAACTTGACTTCAACAACAATAAACACTTTATTCGGAACAAGATTAACACTTCAGACCACTATAACAATTATCGGTCGTGATTCAGGAGCGAGATTAACAATTCCAGTAACCATTACAAAAACTAACTAATTATGTCATTTAAAAGATTTGACCAAGAAGATATAGTAGTAAGTGCTGAATCGGTAACAGCTCCATTATGGACTAACAACGTAATAAACTTAACTGCTTTCTACACTAGTTCAACACAAGTATCAAGTACTTCTGGGGACTATTATTATAATGTATTTAATACTGCATCAACAGATTCAACAGCAGCAAGTCAATTTTCAATTGCTTATGCTGACAAACAAGGAGGCGGAACACTACAATATAATGCTAGTGTGACTGGAAAGTCCCCATCTTCTACTATCTACGGACAGTATAGAAACTTAGTACTAGGTGATGAAGAGTCTGAATTTACATTTGGAGGAGAAACAGCTGACCACTTCTATGTTATAGCAATAGATAGAGCAAGATACAAAGAAAAACTACTCCCAGGAACTCTAACATTAATATTAAGCGGAAGTGGAGCTAACAAAATTACATTAACAGATAATAGTAGAGCTGTCGCAACAACTACATTTACTGATTCAGGTCGAGTATTTGAACTTGTAGCAGGCTCAGGAGGTACTGTAGATACAACAGCTAACGCTAACGGATACTCAGTATCAGGCTCTTACGGTAAGTTCTTACCTGATGTAGGTATAGTAATACTTAACGGTAAAGCATTAGACCTTCCCTTCGTAACAGGAGGAGGAATAGCATTAGGTACAACAAGAACTGCTAACACATCAGCATTAAATCTTAAAAAGTTATTCTTAGCTTTATCAAAAGGTAAGCACTTTAGATTAAACTCTGAAGAAACTATTTCATCTAACTTTATATTCGTACGAGCAAGAAACGCAGAATTTAACTATTCTACTAACCCATCTTTACTATCAGGATCAGGAGAAATCAGACACAATGTTATGATCAATACTCCACAGTCTTATATTACAGGTGTAGGTTTGTATAATGATAATAACGATCTTTTAGCAGTAGCTAAATTATCTAGACCATTATTAAAAGACTTTACAAAAGAGGCTCTAGTTAGAATCAAGCTTGACTATTAATGAATGAGTACATACAAAAAACTAAACAGGCAAGATGTCTACGTAACAGTACACGACGCTCGTAAGCATTGGCATACAAGCGGGAGCTTGCTTCGTGGTTTTAAATCAACAAATGAGTACTCTATAGATAAATTTATAGGACTTTCAGGTTCAACAGAATACTTTTTGAACGATGAAGACTTATATCAATATGCAACAATACCTTCCCAGCAAGTTCAAGAAAGACATAAGCAGATAGTTTATAAAAGTATACATAATTTATACTATAGCGGTAAGGTTCAAGACTCTACATTTAGTGGATCATTTGATAACTACCTAGAGACTACTCTACATTTAAGTGAATCTAGAGACCTACATAACGTTCAAGAGATAAGCGTATTTTCAGTACCACAAGAAGTTTTTGGAACTAATATTGTACCCTTTTCTTTTATATTAAAACCAAACGGAGCTAAAGATAACTACGTTGATGATGGTTATGTAACAGATGAGATAGGTCAAAACGACTATATACAAACTTTCGAAACTTTATTTGGATCTGTAAGAAAAATTGCCTGTGATTATATACTTGACGAAGGTACTTATGTACTAGAAACTTCTACAGCAGGAGGCGAATATATTGATTCACCTGATGGACAACATAGAGTTGAAATTGTAGACGATGGAGAAGGTAGATTAATAATGTCAGGTTCAGGTTCAGAACCTTGTGCTCCAGTTAGAATTATAGGAGATATTGTTTATAGCCACGGCCAAGTTATTTTAACTGATCCAGAAATTGTAGAAATATATAATAGTTTTTATCTCAATCCAAACCTTCACTGGAAATCTAACCACCCTATTTATACATATAATATGTACTGCAAGGTTAGAGATTCAGAAATGAACTTTACCCATAACCCGAGTGCATTAACCGGCTCATTTGGAGATATACTACCTAACGTAACAGGAAGTACATTTAGTCCATACCTAACAAGTGTAGGACTCTACAATGATGCAGACGAGTTAATAGCAGTAGGAAAGCTAGCACAACCAACTAGAAAGTCACTATATAACGATATGACTTTCGTTGTAAAAATTGACATGTAAATAATAAAAAAAAAATGGCTATAACAT